ATATTACGTGAAGAAAAATATAGATCTATTCAATCAGCAAAAAATAGAATGAATGAACATAACAAAACTGTAGCTGAAGATAAATTTTTTACTAGAAATTACGATAATCGCATAAAAGGATCGCAATATAATCCTTAAAAACACTAAAAGGGCTATGTATATAAAAATTTGGTATATAACCCTCTTTTTTGTATATTAATAAGAATTTTTTGATAATTTAGATAACACATGGGAAGAATTAATAATTTACAACTACCACGGCAGAGATTGTCTTATGGGGCAAAAACTAAAGAGTGGAGGAAAAATAATGTTGATTTTGCGGATAAACACTCGTTTTATCACAATGAAAGTGTTAGACAGACTTTAAGAAACAAAGTTATCAATCTTAACCTTTATAATGGAATTGTAGATGTTAGAGACATTAAGGATGCTATTAATCCTTACAAAGTTGATGCAAACTATATTCCTGATAACATACCTCATAATCCAATAGCAGTACCAAAAATTGATCTATTAGTCGGTGAAGAAGCTAAACGTAGGTTTGATTGGTCAGTTATTGTAACTAATGAGAATGCTATTACAAAGAAAGAAGAAGATAAGAAAAAGTTCTTAGAGCAGCGTATAGCTCAGTACTTGCAAGAAAACTATGAAGATCAAGAGTTGCAAGAAAAAATGGCTGAGTTAGAGAAGTACATGAAGTATGAATACCAAGATGTTCGAGAGAAGCTAGGTAATCAAATACTAAGACATTATTGGTATGAGCTAGATATGCAACGTAAATTTACAGATGCATTTAAGAATGCTTTACTCATGGGTGAAGAAATAGCACAGGTTGACATAGTACATGATGATCCAACTATGGAGATCATGAATGGTCTTAAAGTACACGCTGTAAGGTCTGGTAATTCTAACAGGATTCAAGACTGTGACATTAGTGTATATGAAGATCACTGGACACCAGCAAAAGTAATTGATGTATTTCACGATCAACTTAAAGAAAAGGATATAGATTATATTCTTGAATATAGTACACAACGCGTTAATGATGAGTATAATGATGACGATAATAATCACGTTTTATTTAGAGATGGATTAGGTTCTCATTTTCTAGATGGATATTTAGCACTTGCTAATATTAATGGACACCAATTTAGTTCAGATTATACTGATGAAAATGGTAACCTACGTGTATTACGTGTATATTGGAAATCGCAAAAGAAAGTATTAAAAGTTAAATATTATGATGAATTTGGTGAAACTCAGCATAAGTTTATGTCAGAGGAGTATATTCCTAACAAAGACGCTGGTGAAGAAGCTAAATCTATGTGGATAAATGAATCATGGGAAGGTACAAAAATAGGTAAAGATATCTATTTAAATATGAGACCTAGACCTGTTCAGTTCACTAGAATGAATAATCCGTCTATAACACATCATGGATTTATAGGAGAGATATATAATACAAACCAAGGTAGAGCAGTATCTCTTATGGATAGAATGAAAAATTACCAATATCTTTATGATGTAATTTGGGATAGATTACTTAAGTCTATATCTACAAATTACGGTAAGATAATGGAACTTGATATATCTAAGATCCCTGATAACTGGGAAGTAGATAAATGGATGCACTTTGCTATAGTTAATAAAATTGCTGTAGTAGATTCCTTTAAAGAAGGTAACAAAGGTGCTGCAACTGGTAAACTAGCAGGTGGATTTACTAGCCACGGTGGACGTACAATTGATATGGAAACTGGTGCATATATCCAACAGCATATCCTTTTACTTCAATTTATTGAAGAAGAAATGGGTAAAATATCAGGTGTATCTACTCAGAGACAAGGGCAAATATCAAATAGAGAAACGGTAGGGGGTGTAGAGAGAGCTGTAACACAGTCTTCTCACATTACTGAATACTGGTTCCAAAAGCACGAAGGATTTAAAGTACGTGTACTTAATGCGTTCTTACAATGCGCTAAAGTAGCGCTTAAAGGTAAAAACTTTAAGGCACAATATATATTAGATGACCAAACAATAGATTTTTTAAATTACGAGAGTGACCAAATTGAAGATTGCGACTTTGGTGTATTAGTGTCATCCAATCACAAGATCAAAGAGTTTGAACAAAATATCAAAGAATATAGTCATGCTTTCTTACAAAATGGAGGTAGGCTTTCCACTGTTATGGATATTATGTTCTCCCCTTCTATAATGGATATGAGACGTAAAATAGAAATTGCTGAAGATGAGCAAGCGCAACGTGAAGCTCAACAAGCGCAAGATCAATTAGCAGCACAACAGGAGCAATTAGCAGCGCAACAACAATTAGAGCAAATGAAATTGCAGCTAGAAGATTTAAAAAATGTACGAGATAATGAAACTAAACTCGCCATTGCAGGTATGAATTCTAGTAGACAAGAAGTTGATGATGATACAATAGATTGGGAAAAGTTAAGTCTTGAAAAACAAAAGCATCAAGATGATATAGCTCATAAAGCTAAATTAGCTAACGATCAGATGAAAATGCATAAAGATAATCTTGCTATTAAGAAAAAACAAGCATCTAAAACATCAGCTAAAACATCATAATGGCTATGTATAGAAAAATTTGGAAAAACTTAATAGTTTTATTATATTTGTACAATGTTTTAATAATGGGAGAAATTTAAATACATATGGAAGAAGATTTTGGAATGGATATGTTTGATGGTTTAGACGCCCTTGAACTTCCGGAAACAGGAATGGAGGACTTTCTTAGCGGAGGTAATCCATTGGAACGATTAGAAGATACTCCACCAGTAAATGGAGATGACGATAATAAAGGAGGAGATAACACTCCCCCTAACCCTGACCCTGAGCCAACAAATGGTACGGAGCCTGTAAAGGAACCTACTACAATACAAGAAGCTCTCGAACAGGTAAATGGAAATAGCGAGAGGGAAACCTCAGAGGAAGTAGCTAGTGATGCTCAAGACGGTGAAGGTGTAGAAACTTCTCCCAACTTATATTCTTCTGTAGCTGCCATTCTTCATGAACAAGGCTTGTTACCTTCACTAGATCTTGAGAATAACGGAATAAAATCCGCTGAAGATTTTGTAAAAGCATTTAATGCTGAGAAGGAACGACTAGTTAAAGAAGAAGTTGCTGCTAAACTTGGAGAAGAAGGAGCTGAAGCCATTGAAGCTGGTTTAAGTGTAGACGAGTTTGAAAAATATCAAGAAGAAGTAAATACTCTTAATAGTATTACTGAAGATCAAATTAAAGAAGATATAGAATTTAGTAAAAGAATTATATATCAAGATTTAATTAACCAAGGTTTAAATCAAGATAGAGCGTTAAAAACTCTTCAACGTATTATAAGCGTTGGTGATGAAGCTGTAATTGAAGATGCTCTTGAATCTATTAAGAATATTAAAACTTTTACTGTTAATAAGTTTGAAGAAGCTAAAGAAGCAAAACGTTCTCAAATTGAAGCTGAAAAAAAGGCTGAAATTAAAAGAGAAAATGACCTTAAGAAGTCTATTTATGAAACAGAAGAGTTTATAAAAGGTATTTCTGTTAATAAAGCAGTAAAAGATAAAGTTTATCATAATATGACGAATGTTGTTGGAAACGATCCACAGGGTAGACCTGAAAATCAATTTATGAGGGATCGTAGAGAGCAAGGATCTGAATTCGATACAAAATTATATTATTTCTATACTATTACAGAAGGGTTTACTGATTTTAGCAAACTTACAACAAAAGCTAAATCTAGAGCTACAAAAGATTTAGAAAAAGCATTTAAACAGCATAGAATAACAAATAATGACACTCCATCATTTTTACAAGATGGAGACTCGTATGATTCTCCAAACTATGGAGATATTATACTCTAAAAAAGACTTAAAATTAAAATTATTATAGAAAATGAGCGTAGGTAAATTTGTAATGACCAAAGGTAAAGCTTGGTCGGGATTAACATTGAAAAATCACTTAGGAGCTATTTACGGAACTCAGCCTCAATTT